AAGCCGTTGAAGAAGCAGTCATTTACGATCCTGACGGCATCGCCGTAAACGGTCAGCTTGATTTTGAAACCGGCATTTTTACGCCGGCTAACGCTTGGCAGGTTGGTGAATATACCTTAGACGCGCTGTTTTACGTCTGGACTCGCTTTGACAGCGATTATAACAGCATGACCATTAACAGCTGGCAATCGCACACGGCGAAGGTGGATTTGTACGAGCGCAAGCGAGCATTGCCACCCGAAGTGCTGCCGCATTTGCCTCAGAGTTGGAACGGCTAACATGCCAAAGAGCATTAATGCGCAGCTGCTTAACGACTTCGCCAAACCCGGCGCGGGCACTTGCTATTTAGTCAAAATCCGCAGCAACGATGACGGATACTTTGGCTTTTGCACGTCGGATTCAACGATATTGTTTGACGATGGATTTGGACCGCTTGTTTACCAGCCCGACGAAGAATTACGACCGCAGAACATTATGTCTTCGGCCAACATGGAAGTTGATAACACAAAGCTTATCGGTTGGTTTACGCAGGCAGTCAAGGAAAAGGTATTAGCCGGCGCGTTTCTCGCTGCCGAAATTACCATTTACCGCGTGTCGTATTTGAATCTTTCGCTTGGCGCTGAAATTGTCGCTTACGGCATGGTCGGCGAAATCGACTTTAACGCCGATGCCAAGGATAAGCGTAAGGTTGAGTTCCGCAGTCTTACCGCGCAGCTGACAAAGAATGTAAACGAGTTTTACAGCCTGACTTGTCGCGCGCAGTTCGGGGACGAGCGTTGCGGCATGCCCTTTGTGTGGGAATCGGGCGTAGTAAGTAGCGAAACAGACAACCCGTTTTTAGAGTTCTATGTCAGCGGCATTACCAAGCCTGACGATCATTTTTTACTAGGCGTTGTTAATTTCATTGATGGCCAGAATGCCGGCGCCGATTTAGAAATTGAGCAATGGAACGCAGACGGTTATGTAAAGCTTAGTTTTCCCGCTCCGTTTCCAATTACAAACGGAACGCTTGTACGTTTGCGTCGTGACTGCGGAAAGACCGAAACCGATTGCATAGGCTACGGGAATATAGTTAATATGCGCGCGGAGCATTTGACGCCGGTTGAGGATTCTTCGCTTATGGTTCCCGGTGCCTACATTAAGTCTACGCATTCGTTATGAACAGTGTAGAACGCGCTCGCGAATTAATCGACGTGCCCCATGTGCATTTAGGGCGCGACGTTAACGGTATTGACTGCATCGGCCTTGTTGCCTATGCGGTTAATTACGATGCAGAGCGTTTGCCGCCTTATCCGGCCGATCCGATTAACGGAGAGCTTGAACGCTACTTAGAAGAAGCATTAGGCCCGCCGACGTATATTCGCCCTGAGAGCGCCGCGCCGATTATGCCCGGCGATATTGTCGCAATGCAGTACGCCGGCCCTGTGCGCCACGTTGGCCTAGTTGCAGAGCATCCTACGCTAAAGGGTGTGTTGTCGCTGATTCATACTGACCGCAGCGTTGGCCGTGTTGTCGAATGCACGTTAGATAGCCGTTGGCTGCGACGCATTGTTAAAGGCTGGCGCGCATAATGTCGGGCTTATTCGGCTCTATTACAATTCGCGGCAATCGGTTAACCGAGTTCAGCGGTACAACTGCGACTGTCGGCACGCCAATTCCTTTCGGCTATGGTGCGTTTGAATGCGACGGCAACGTAATTTTTGCGCCGATGCCGCCGAAGGAACACGTTACTAAAAAGAAGCAAGGCAAAGGCGGCGTTAAGAGCGAAGAATATACGTATACGCTTAGCTATGCCGTTGCATTTTGCGCAGGCCCGATTTTTGGCTATTTGACTATTAAGCGCAACGGTAAGGTTGTTTACACAACAGACCCTAACGCTAGCGTTGAAGACAAGGCGTACGCGCAGAAATGGGCGCAGAAAGCTACGTTTTATTATGGCACTGAAACACAGCTGCCTGATTCAATTATTGAGTCTTATAAAGGTGCCGGCAAGGTTTCTGCATTTCGCGGCATTGCCTACATTGTAGTAGAAGACGACGACGTTACAGATGGTGGCGGCGCAGTTCCGCAATATACCGCCGTTGTTATGGCAAGCGCCGAGTTAAATTTAACGTCGCCGCCGTACCCTGTTGAAGCTGTAGAGTCGCCTATAAGCGGCGGGGCAATTAGGCTTGCATCCGTAATCCCTAATTTAGTTGCTGACGACATTACGGCAAGTGCTGCCTTAGTTGCAGCCGAAGTTTCAATGCCGCTACGTCGCACTACGATGGAACCTGAAAGCGTTACAAGCGAAAGCGAGTTGGTATCTACGGAAATCAAAACAGAGCTTCACTTTCTAACTGCCGATACTGAGGCGTTAAACGGCAGCATTGATTACGTCAGCAGCCAAGTTAAGACCGAGCTTGTAATTCACACGCAGCCATACGAAAGCGTAACGAGCCAAGCAACCTTAATTTCAACGGAAATAGAATGAACACTTTAGAAGTTAATTGCGGCAAGGCCGAAGGCTGGATTAAGCTTGCTGCGATCAAGGTAGACGAAAACGGGCGCGAAATCAGCCGCCGCGATTTGACAGGTTGGTTTCCCAACTTGGTTACGGATATCGGCTTACGAACGAAAGCCGAAGCTATGTGGCAGCCTAGCATTTGTGTAGGCTCCGGCACTTCTACGCCGGCAAATACAGATGCCGACTTGGCGGCGTTTGTGCGTCAAACTAATGCGTCTGCCGAGGATATCGGCAACACGACAACGCTACCTTATTGGGGCGGCACTCGTTTTAAGTCCACGTTTGCAACTGGTCAGGCAACGGGCAATATTACCGAAGTTGGCTTATGCAACGCAACGCGGGGCACAGCCGATTATCGCTTGCTGACCCGCAGCCTGATTAAAGACACCAACGGCAACCCGACTGCAATTGAAGTCTTAGAAGACGAGCAGTTAGAAGTTACATACGACGTTCGTTTGTATGCTCCGACCTCAGACGTTGTTTCAAACGTCAACATTGACGGCGTAGCTCGCACGATCACAATTCGCCCTAGTGACGTTTTGCCCGGCCGCGCTTGGAAAGGTCAAGGTGGCGGTGGCGTTGCGGTTGATCCTGCGTCAACGGTGTATTACGGCACTTGCACGTTAGGAACGCAGTTGCAACTTCCTTCCAGCACAAACGGTTCTACGAATGTTTCTCAGGGTATTCAAACCGGCACTAGCGCGTATGTAAATAACGCAACTTATCGTGACTTCTTTATGAAGCAGCCTCCCGGCCAAGCTCGCGTTATAGGCGGCCTGCATATGGCAGTTAGCGGCTTAGGTTGCTATCAGCTAAAGATTGAGCCGCCTGTCGAAATTGAAGCGACCGAATCTTTTAAGCTCACGCTGCGAATGACCGTGGGGCGTTAAATGCTGCCCGAAAATCGCCTTTCGACGGAAGCGAAGCCGTCAACCTTTATCGAACCGATCAAGCGCACGCCGTTTGCCGATACGGAATACGGCGGCGTCGCTTTGGGCGATCCTTCACAGGGCATGCTTGCTAAATTGTGGGCATGCGAATACAACAAACAGACTGGCGAAGTAACCATTTCAGCGCCGGGCGTTGCCCCGACCGTGCTTTTTACGCGCGAAGGCATTAGCGATATTGCGCTAGCGTTTGACCAAAATATGAGGCCGTTTGTCGCTTTTGTTGAAAACGACGTTGGTAAGTTCTATTGGTATGATCCTATCGCACAAGCAAACGTTTTTGCGGAAGACGTGTTAGGCAATATCGTAACCCCGCGTTGTCAGCTTGACGACAAGCGCCCGTCGCAAGTTGCGTCTTCTGATATCGTCTTAGCCTACATGAAGGGCGCAGACCTTTGTTTCAGGCAACAGCGCGACCGCTTCGGCGTTGAGTACATATTGGCCGCAGGTGTCGGCGGCAAGCTTATTGATATCGGCATGAATCACAAGCTGCGTTTTCAGTTCCGCATTGCGAATCCGCTTGCTGGCGGCAATTCCGGTGCGTCTGACGTTAGCGTTGCTGATATGGTTTACGACTTGTGCGTCCGTGCAGGCATTCCGGGCGAGCAAGTAGACGTTTCGGAGCTTCACGCGTTGCGCGTGGCCGGCTTTCGCGTAATGACCGACGAAGGCACTAACAAGGTAATCAATTCGCTGCGCGAAGTGTTGTTTTTCGACAAAAGCGAAGCTGACCGCAAAATCAGCTTCCCTCGTCGCGGTCGTGAAGTTGCAGCGCGCATTCCTTATAACGACTTGATTGCAGATGAACCGTCATCGCTCAGCCGCACCCTTGCTGACGGCACAACGTTACCTGCTACGATTACCGTAACACACTTAGACCCGGCAGGCGGCTTCGCTCAAAACAAGCAAACTGCGCGCCGTCGCAGCAACTTGGTTAAGACCAAGAAAGAGCTTTCATTCAAAAGCGAAGTCATCATTTCGGCCGATCAAGCTGCAACCGCTGCTTATACCAAGCTGCGGCTTTTTTGGTTTGAGCAGGGCAAGTATAAATTTGCCGTAACTCTCAAATACGCGCACCTTGTCACAACCGACGTTGTAGAAGTTGAGGACCGCGAAGGCACTTGGCATCGCATTCGTATTGAGGAACGAAACGACCAAGGCAAGACGATTGAATTTGAAGGCGTGCAAGATGCAGGGCGCGACGTTTACAACACGCTTGGCGTTGGTTTATCGCTGCCGCCGCCTACGTCTACGACGCCGGGACTTATCGGCCCGACTCGCCTTGAAATTCTGAATATTCCGGCGCTGCGTGAGCAAGATGACGAATTAGGCGTTTACGTCGCCGTTGCCGGTCAAGGTTCGGCTTGGTTTGGCGCTCGCATTTTGATTAGCGCAAATAATGGGGCTGAATATCTAGAAGCTCTGCGCATTGAAACGGCGGCGACGCTTGGCGAAACGCTTACCGATTTGCAAACGGAAGCTAATGCAGAATACCCGGCATATCAAACCGTTGATGTGTCTTGCAACTTTGAGCTTGCAAGCCTTAGCTTTGAAGGTTTGTTGAACGGCGGCAACCGCTGCGTTATTGGTGACGAAGTTTGCCAGTTCCAAACCGCCACGCTTTTAAGCTATGTCAACGGCATTTATACCTATCGTTTAAGCGGATTGCTGCGCGGCCGTTACGCAACACAAATTGAAGCTTGGGACGCAGGTACACGCTTTGTGCTGCTTGATTCTGCAATCTATTTCGTTCGCGCTCAGCAATGGATGCTAGGCAAAGAGCTTTTGATTAAGCCTGTCAGCTTAGGTCAAACCGAAGACGAAACGACGCCAACAGGCTACGACTTTGACGAAGCTTTAAGCGTCAAGGAATGGCCGGTAACTATGCTGCGTTGGGAACGCAATTCAGCAAGCAATCTTGAAATTACGTGGATCGGCCGAGCGCGCTTAGGCAATGACGCAGCGCCGCAGCATTCCAAGTATTTTAAAGGCTACCGCGTCTTTATTTCTAACGGCGCAGTTTCTAAGACGTTTGAAACTGCCAACCAGTTTTACAGCTACTCGGCAGCACAGCAAACAGCAGACTTCGGCTCGACTACGTTTGTGCCCACAATTAAAGTTGAGGCGTACAACGATATTCCGGCAGCTACGGGCGGCGAAGTTGAGGCAGGCGTATTGCTGAGTACCGCAACGCTTGACGGATGGAATCAGCAAACGTCGGGTTGGTCTTCGGTCGGCGGTAAACTTGTTTATGATCCGGCTGCCGCGATGGCAAACGAGGCAATGCCTGACGATAATTTCAGCACGATTTATCGACAAGCCAACTTGCCGTTTGACGTAGCGGCTAACGATCCGACGCTAATCGCATCGGTTGAAGTAGAAACTGACGGCGTAGAAGCTTACGGCGCTATTTACGTTGAATTCTTTAACGCAACAGGAAAGCGACTTGGCGGGCCTATGGGCACGCAGGTTGTAAACGGTGTTTCCACAATTACGGCCAAGGGTTCGTCGCCGGACATTAAGTTTGTTAAGATCGGCCTGTCCGCTTTCTGTGACGGAGTTATCCCAATGAAGTTCTCCAACGTACGGTACTCTATTAAATGACTACGCCAAACATTCCGTTAGAGCAAGTACCGAGCAACACGCTAAGCCCCGGTGTTGTCGTGAATGACGCGTTTCAGGTAATCGACGCGCTGACTCGACCGGGCGGCATTGTGCAATCGCGAACATTAACCGCGCCGCCTGCAACGACGGGTGCCGATATTGGCAAGCGTTGGATTATCGCGGCAAACCCTACCGGCGCTTGGTTGAACCAAGCCGGTAAGATTGCCCTTTGCGTAGCTGCTAACGTTTGGCGGTTCTTTGCGCCGTCGCAAGGCTGGCGCGCATACTGCTTAGCAGAAAGCGCAGACGTTGAATACACCGGCTCTGTGTGGGCATCTAAGGCAGTTGACATTGATCCCGGCTCAATTACAAAAGACCTTTTGGCCGCGTCGGTTTTTGACGTTGCATTCAATACGCAAACCGGCAGCAGCTACACTTTAGACGTTGCTGACGCCAACAATGTTGTGCTAATGGACAGTGCCGAAGCGAACAGCATTGTTGTGCCGACGCACGCTGATAAGCCAATCAGAATCGGAAGTTCGATTGAAGTTTGGTGCATCGGCGACGGACCTACAACCATAGCCCCGGCTAGTGGCGTTGTGATTAAAAAGCTTTCAGGGCTTACGTATACGCTTGCCGGCAAAGACGCAGGCGTTGCGTTGCGTAAGCAATCGGAAAACGTTTGGCGTTTAATCGGTCAACTTGCTGCGGAAGAAACGCCATGATCTTAATTGGCATGTTTGCAATGCGTCAGGCGTTTTCGGGCGGTGGCGGGCCGCCCGACCCGCCAGTCGGTGACGTTATTTCACTCACAGCTACAGGCAGCGAAGTTAACGTTACGGTGCCCGCAGGTAAGTATGGTGCGCGTGCTTACTTAATCGGCGCTTCGGCTGGCGCAGGTATTTACAACAGCGGTCAGAAGTCGGGTGCAGGCGGCTACACGGTCGGCTCTTTCGCCGTCACTCCCGGCGAAGTGCTGAAAGCCCGTACAGGCGTCGGCGGCAAAGCCCCTGTAGAGAACGTGGCAGGCGGTCTAGGCGGCTGGCCGGGCGGCGGCTCAGGGTCGCGCGGCGACACGTTCGGCGGCGGTGGCGGCGGCTATTCTGGCCTGTTCCGTGCGGACGGCTCGCCGATCTTTGTTGCGGGCGGTGGCGGTGCCGGCGCTGGCTATTCGACTGCGCCCGGTAACGGCGGCGGCTTGAATGGCGGCAACGGCACAGGATCGAGTGGAGCGACGCAAAGTAGCGGCGGTACGGGTGCGTATCCGGGTTCGCCCTATCAAGGCGGCAACGCAGACAACGGCAACCGTACCGTAAACACGAATAACGACGGTGGCGGCGGCGGTGGCGGCTACTACGGCGGCGCTGCGCCTGCTGGCGACGGTACTTCGGCGGGCGGCGGCTCTGGCTTTGTTCACCCCGACGCAAAAGAAGCTGCGACTTATCTAAGCGGCACGCAAGGTACGCGCCCCGGCGCAATTCCCGCGACTATTGCGGGTATTTCAACAAGCGACTACGGTCAAGGTGTCAACAGCGCAAATCGCGGCTCTGTTGCGCCGGACGGCAAAGACGGCCTCATTGTTATTGAATTCTTTGATGAAGCGCCGACTGATAACCCGTACGACGTTGGTACTTGGTCGCAGTCTGCGGTGTACGGTAGCTTGCCTGCGGCGAGTAAGTCTAATCTTACTGACGTTGACGGCGACGCAAACAATTGCACAGGGACGGGCACGCCGTCTAGCTCTCAGTCTTGGATTAAGCTTGATTTTGGCGAATCAAAGAGCATCGGAAAGGCTATTGTTGGTGCAGGCACGTTGCCGGGTTTCGGCGGTACAGCGTTTTATCTAAACGGCGCGTTGCTTCAATACTCCAACAACGACGCCGATTGGACTACGGCGGTAACCATTGCCGATTTGACCGACGTTGAACCAATCGTAAAAGAGTTCACTTTTACGCCGGTGTCGGCTCGCTATTGGCGCATCTTTAAAACTGATAGCTATTTGGGCATAACAACCTTCAAGCTTCGCCCGGCTTAAAACAGCCGGGCTTGCGGCTTGGCAAAAAATCCAACGTCGTAAAGCGTTTGGTTGGCTGCGTTAACGTACCAATCGTAATCAATGTCA